TCATGATCTACTCCTTATTCCGCTTCGTCCCAATCGTCCACCATGGCAGACAAGTCAGCCTTCGCCTTGGGCACAGCGTTGGGCTTCTTCTCTTCCTTGCGGACTACGGGCTCCTCTTCTTCCTCGGCAGGCAGAGGGGCAGGCTTGGCTTTGGTCTTAGCCTTGGGTGCGGGGGCTTCCTCTTCCTCGACCACAGGCGCAGGGCGCTTGCCTTCAAGCTTCAAGGGTGCAGGGGCGGCAACGCTGTCCATCTTAGAGAAAGACATTGTGATCGCCTTAACAGCGGTGTCGGTCTTGCCTTGTTCCTGAATGGTTGGGAACTCGTCGTCAGTCAACCAACGCATAGCTTTAAAGAACAGCTTGGGCGCTTCAGACTTGGTGTCGAACTTCATGCGCGTGATGACCTCAGATGGGTCAATGTTCTGTGCGCCTAAGTGACGAGCGTACGCTTGCAAGGCGCGATTGTCGCCTTCTTCTTTGCCAAACACAGACTTGGCAGGCACAGTCAACTTCAACACAGCGCCTTCCATATCGTTAGCCAACACTACAGCAATGTGTTGTTGGAAGCGGCAAGCGCGGCTATTGTTCTGACCAGAACCGGCAATGTTCTGTTGGCATCCATCGCACTTGTTGTGCTGTGGGTTGCTTGCCTCAGGGCTTGGTGTCTTGCCGTCTTGTGACCAGCAGTCAGGCGCAGATACTTCGCCATCGTATGCCTTGGCATAGAACACGCGTGAAACATCAGGCGCGGCATTAACAATGACTACGTCGAGGTAGCGCTCTTCGATAGCGGCAATCTCTTTGCCACCTTCGTTCAAACGAAACACACCGCCTTTGATGGAGATGCTCTTGGTGCGGTTACCTACTGCGCCACCGGCTAGGGCTCGGGCCATGGGTGACAACGATGTGCGGTTCTTTGCGAACGCGGGGGCTTGGGATGGGTTGAATAGAGCTACATTGCTCATAGTGATTCTCCTGATTACTTAGTTGGTTTACGAACTGAAATGGCGTACTCTGTCATAGAGTTAAGCCCTGCGGGAACTAGACTGGGATTCTCGGACAAGAACGTAGCCATGTTGGTTTGCGCAATACGCTTCTCCAACAAGTCCAACGCATCGTGTTCCTTGATGAACTCTTTAAAGGAGTCCCAGTCTTGTGTGTTGTAGCGTGTCTTGGTAGACAGCACTACGGTGCCTTGGTCTGTGCGTACACTTGATACGCCAAGCTTGAGCATCTGGTCTTTGAGCGCGATCTTCACAACGTCTTGCTGACGCTTGATGTCCTCGATCTCAGACTCGTACTGAGCGGTTAACTCTTGTACGCGTGACTGCATCCTGCGGTACACCTTCGCCAACTTGTCCATGGGGACAGTGACGTCTGTCGGTGCTTCCTGAGGAGCAGGTTCCTCATCATCTATGTTTAACATTTACTTCTCCTTGAATTATTTTATTGTCAATGGTTTGACAGCATAGCACGACTGAATTGATTTGCAACTCCTTTCTTTAAATATTTTTTACTTCGCTGTCGAACATGCCGACAAGCATTGCGTGATCGGAAACTTTTGTATTCATTGCCTTGAATAATTTCTTTTCAATGGGGCTTGACTCAATGTGTACCACAGTAACTTTGTCCGAGTCTTGACCTTTGCGGTCGGCTCGTGCTATGCACTGCGTATACATCTCCACTGACATGAGTGGGCCAAAGAACACAACTGTGTCAGCGGCAGTTAGGGTAATCCCGTGTGCTGTCGCTTGTGGTTGCAACACAAGTACGCGGATGTTGTCGGTAGTCTGAAAGTCGTTGATGATCTGACCGCGCTTGGTTGCTGACACGTCGCCATGAATCTGGTCAACGGCATAGCCATGCTTAGTAAGATACTTAACGATGGTATCAATGCTTGAGCGGAACAAAGCAAAGATGATGACCTTGCGGTTTGTCTCTTCTAATACCTCCGCCAGTACCCCAAGGCGGGGCGCGGCATCGAACTCAACAACTTCCTTCTCGTCTGTGTACGCGGCACCACAACTGATTTGTAGCAACTTGTTTACAGCAACGCCTGCATTGACTGCGCTGATTGTTTCTCCGGCAGCTTGGAAAAGCATCTGCTCTTTGAGTAGCTTGTAGTACTTAGCTTGCTGTGGGGTCATCGGCACTTCGCGTGTGACTGTGATGACTGGTGGTAAGTCAAGGCACTGGTCTTTGGTGAAACGTATTGCGGGTTGAAGCGCTTCGTACACAAGTTCTTTAGCGTTAACCTTCGGAGCCCACTTGAACATGCTGATCTTGTTCATCACCTTGTCGCGCCATGATGTCTGGAACTTAGGCACACCGCTTGGGTTAACAAACTTAGCCAAGCCATACGCATCCACAGGCGACTGTGATGCGGGCGTACCAGTCATCATCCATAAGTACGTTTCAGGCTTAATGATTGATGCGAGTGTTTTCCATCTACGAGTAGACGGGTTCTTGTATGCGTTGGCTTCATCGACAATCACCAAGTCGAACCTACCATCAGCGTTGATCTCAGATGCAATTAAGTTCAAGCCATCGTAGTTGGCAATCACAATCTCGTAGTCTTGCTGAATCATTTCAATACGTCGACTAGCTTGAGCATGGTGCGCGACGATGGCAGAGCGATGGATAACACTGCGGTTGATGTCGCCCATCCACGCACTGTGCATGATGGACAAAGGGCAGAGAATTAACACACGACGTACTTCACCACGCTTCATCAAGAAGTCAGCCGCCCATAGCGCAGACAAAGTCTTGCCAGTTCCGGGGTCGTTAAAACAGAATGATCTGCGGTGTAATGTCAGGAAAGCCGATGTCTCTATTTGGTGAGCCATTGGTATAAACTTTCCCGGCCAGTCGTAGCGCCTAGTGATAGGCGAGGGCACATCTTTTACACCGAGATTGCGTAGCACCCTTGCTTCATCTAAGCCCCAGTACACAGCTACTTCAAAGATACCATTAGTCTCAGACAGCACCTTATGCTTTGGAATGATCGCATACTTGTGTGGGTTGCGCGTGCGCAGTACGAGCGCTTTGTCGTCAACGATTTGCATTACGCATCTTCCTTCAGCCTAGACCATGGCGTTGTGTCGCTGTGATGGTTGATGATTTCCATCGTGTGATTTTGATGCAGGCGCGACGATGCCGCTTCCCAAAATTCATCTTCTATCTCCGACACATCTACCCACGTATCTCCATACTTTGCACGCCACAAATTGATTAGCTCTGATAGCGGTATTGAGTACACAGGATCTTTGTTAGGGTTGAATATAGTCATGGTCATAACATAGTCCTCTTCCCCCATATCGTCTGTCATAGCGTCTATCATTGCGTCTTTTAAACGTCCCATTTGCTTCTCCTTAATTTATTTTGGATTACGACACACATATTTAGAGCGGTCGGTTAAAAAGTGAATCTCAAGTTCACCTTCTCTTCTCATTCTGTCGTACGCATCTTTGTAGAATGGGTCTTCTATTACATCCACCAGATCAACCCAGTCATGTCCCCAACGCGCTACCCAGAGATCGATAAGTCTTGCAGTAGGTATGTCACTTAATAGAGTGGTCTGACTTTCGTGCATACGAGCGATTTGCGCTCGCGTCTTTGACGCGGAGATTCGAACGTACGGTTTTTCCCCCTTTGGATAGCGCTCTTTTGTGGTCGACATCTTTTCCATCTCCTTTATGTACCAGTCCTTCCTTCTCCATAATTGCGCGTGCTTGGTTTCGAGCGGCACGTTTCTTCTTGACCGCGGGTGTGCCGTCATACTGCTCGTACTCTTTTGCGTACGGGCGGGGTTTGTTTACGTAAGGCATGCTAGTTCCTATCTTGCTTGGTTAACTTTGGATATGGCTTTGAGCCCGTCTACTACACGCATCGGCTGATCTTTAACCGTCTTGATGCGCATCACGTCATGCGCTAAGCGCAACGCCATAATCGTCGCACATTCTGGGTGAAACCACAACGACACATAGCCTTCAATGTGGTCGTGAATATTCGCCACTCGCGGGTCAGTGCTTTGGGATAGCACGCCGTGGTCTGAGTGCTCGATGGCGTGTTGGTCTTCTCTAATTTCTTGGTGGCAGATGTGGCATCTGCATGGGGTCTGCGTGAATTCGTTTGGTAAATGTAAAGCCATTTGTTTCTCCTAGTGTTTCTTGTTGAACTCGCAGGTTTTTACTGGACACCACCCGCATAGAGGTGTTTGGTTTGGGTTCCACACGTCGTTGGCAAAGCTAGCTTCAAGCCTCGCTGTACGCTCACGATAGTCCCACCAGTGTTTGTCGGCGTCATCTCGTGCCATCGACATCTTGACCATATCATTTTTCACAATGAACAGCAATGCTGAGTTGACCTTGCGGATGTGTGGGAAGTGAGCAAACACCATGAGCGACATGAGAACTAACTGATCTCTATCGGGATACTTGTTGTTGCCAGTTTTCCAGTCACCCACCCATGCCGTGAGGTTGTCGTCATCAACGACAAGGATGTCAGCAATGCCGCGCACCCACACGTCTTTGTCTTTCCAACCAGTAGGCTTGAGGTCGACAGTCAGCGCCATCTCATACTCAGCGAGCTTGCGCCCATTCTTTTTCAGCATGGCGTCCACCACAGGTTGAAACTGTGAGTACTCAGCGGGTATTGGTTTACCCTCTGCGATGTAGTCCTCAATAGCCTTGTGTACCTGATTGCCGTAGCGTGTTGCCTCAGTCTCAGTGAACGGGTAGTTCTTCAAGACCTTGACCTCTTGGTAACGGCGTTGGCATCCCTCGAAATCTTTGAGGGCTGAGTGTGACCATGCGGGTTGTTTCATTTGTATAAGTGGTTAAGTAGTTGAAACATTTTGAATGCAGTATCTATGTTTGAGACGTCTTTAGAGCGTACGATCAGTGTAGAGTAGCCATTTGGGTCACGCAAGAAAGCGGTATTTTTATCCAAATCTATGCTAAATCCCCGCATCTCCATCAAGTCAAGCATAGCCTGCTCTTCAGAGTTTTGCGGAGTTAATTGCACTGCTCAACCTATTGGCGAAAGCTATAACAAAGCGCTCGTTGTCACACAAGTCATGCCCCATGTCGTACAGGATGCAGTGTGTAAGCTCGTGCCAGAATGTGTCGTCGATTTCTTCTTGCTCAAACGTATTGCCTTGATTGTCGAACTTGGCAATCTCGATGCGGTTCTCTTCGAAGTACGTGCGCCCCATGGCGGCGGGGTCTTGGATTGTGTGCGGTCGGGTAATGACATACGTCTTTCTGCCCACTGATATTTGTCTTGGTATCTTCATTGCTTCTCCTAGTCTTTTGCTAACCCATATCTACGGTGTGCGCCACCGTCAGCGGCCAATGGAATACCACGCATATAGCTTGGTTCCATAGTCATTTGCGCCAAGACCCAAGTCTTAGCGTCAACCACTTCATCGTCAGGTACAACAGCAATCAGTTCGTCATGCACTGTGCCTGCGATCGGGTATTTCTTTGCTACCCTCAACATACCATCCGTCATAACAATACGTGCCAATGCCTGCGTAATGTTATTCGTTATCTTCCCTGCATACAACTTGGTAGCGTGTGGCCCGTAGACTGCTTGGCTCCTACCTTTGTCGTCCTTCACATAGCGAAGATCAGGGTACAACAACTTCATCCCGTTTGGTAATTCTATCTCACCTTTGCGGAACGTAATACATTTATACACCAGTTCCTCACCCTTTACAAGCGCTCTGTGTAAAGCTGTTTCACAGAGACTCCAGAACGCTACAACAGGGTACGCAGTTCTCCTATACGTATCTATGATAGCTTTGGACGCAAGCACATGGTTAAGTAACTCCTTGGTAGAACATGTGTGCGGGATGTCAAACATCTTCTCATCGTTACCGTTCCACTTAGCGAACGCCTCCGCATACTCAGAGTCAACGCCTAACGCTTTAGCAAAGTCCCGCGAGTACCTGACCGGTGGTGCACCGAGGAAACCGACGAGTAGTTGAGAGGCAAACGAAGCCCAACCGAGGCCGTAACCGCACCCAAGTAGCGCAGACTTCGCAGACTGTCGCAGATCTGGGTGTGTTTCTTTGGTGAGGTTCGGAATGTTAAACATCTGAGCCCCGAAAGCCGCGTAAGGGTCACCACCTCCCTTGAAGATGTCGAGCATATCTTCGTAATCCGAAAGCCACGCGAGCACTCGCGGTTCAATCTGAGATAAGTCCCCAACGACCAGTTGATAGCCCTCGGGAGCCATAATCGCTTTGCGTAGGAACGACTTGCGCTTGAGGTTTTGCATGTTGATGGCCGACCCCTTTGCCGCAGTCCATCTACCTGTCTGCGCGCCGTAATAAGAAAGCGGGACTGGAAGCGTACCGCGTTTTCCAATATCAAGAAATCTTTGGGCGCGGGTTCTCTCAGTGGTTGATTTAACCTTAAGACGCGCTTGACAAAGTAGGGCAACGTCTTCACGTTCACTGTTGAGTAGCGTTTGAAATAGGGCATCGTTCTTGGCAAGAGCGAGCGTGGTTTTCCCCGTTGTCTTGCTTGTCTTTGTGGGCGGAACCACATTGAGTTTCGTAAGTAGTTCAGCAAACTTTGGGTTCGATGCCAACTCAGCATCCTCCACGCCGAGCCTCTGTAATAGTTGTTCACGAGCAGTTCCTTCCTCGGCTAGTGCCTTGATTAACATTTGTTGGTCTAATTGCAACAGCGGACGCGTGTACATCTTGAGCGTCATGTCGATGAGCCTTAACTCTTTGGATGGGTAAGCAACAACAAGTCTCTTGAATATTTCCTCGCACAAATACACATCATGTTTGCAGTA